GTAACCGGATGCGGTGGCAGCGCCGTTGACCTTGCCGGTCTTCACCGCCTCCCGTTCGCCTTCGGCATAGGTTCCGTCGATCCACTTGACGCGGTCCATGACATAGCGGATCGCCGCGGCGACCAGCTCGGGCAGATGGATTTCCGCCTTGATGGTGATCTCGGCTGCGGCGATCTTGCTGTCACCGCCCGACTCGCGCGCGGTGTCACCGGCCATCTCCACCACGGCAAAGCGGCTCGTTGCCGGCGGATAGTAGGACAGCACGTCGAGCGGATGCTCGCAGGCGTGGAAGCCGCTCTCGCAGGCCTTCACCACGCCCTCGTGGCGGTAAGTGCCGCCGACCGCGTAGGCAAAGCCGCGGCAGGTCAGGCTTGTATCGAAACCCTTGTAGGCGACGATCGGCGTCTCGGCGGTCGCGATCGACGCAGTCTTCGGATTCCTGGGTTTGCGGGGCATGGTCAGATTCCTCTTCAAGATTCGGGGAGTGTGACTGCATCGGCCTTAGCGATGGCGATGACGTCGAACCGGTTGTCGGTTCGCCATTGCAGGGTCAGTGTGAACGGTGCGTCGCGCGAGAATGAGATCCGGTCATGCAGATGCAGCGTCTTCGTACCGACGATGTGGGCGCCGAGCGGACGGCTGAAATAGAGGGCGTTGACGCCGCCGTTCTGCCTCAACCAGTTGGCCATGCCGGTTGACCCGATCTGCCTCCTGCCGGCCTCGCGCAAAGCACAGGCATAACGCATGGCGTTGGTGCGATCGGTTTCGGTGAAGACGAAACGACAGACGAGAACGCAGATGTCGCTGGCCTTCTCGACGTATCGCCTGTTGCCCGGCCGCGGCTGCCCGGCGAACAGCCGCTCCAGTTCGGCGCGCTCGTCGGGATCGCGTCCGCACCGCTCGCAAAGCTCCATGCACGAAGCCATCACGTCATAGAGTGCGAGCGATGCCTGTTTCTGGCTCGGATTGACGTGGCGATCGACGACGGCTGCCGCGTCGCGGCGAGCCTGCAATGCCAGGTCGACGATCTGTGTCATCGGGCGTCTTCCTAGAACGGAATCTCGTCGTCGAGTTCCCGGCCGCGCCGCGCGGCGCTGGTGCGATCCTCGACCTGGCGGCGATAGGGGTCGTCGTCGCGGCTGCGCGCCGTGCCATAGCTGTCCGGGCCTTCGGCATCTGGCGGCCGGTTCGACGGCAGCCTGTCGAGCATCTGCATCTCGCCGCGGAAGCGGTTCAGCACCGTCTCCGTCGTCCACCGGTCGATGCCGTCCTGGCCGGTCCACTTGCGCGTCTGCTGCTGGCCCTCGACATAGACCTTGGCGCCCTTCTTCAGGTACTTCTCGGCCACTTCGGCGAGCTGCGGGTTGAAGACGACGACGCTGTGCCATTCGGTCCGCTCCTTGCGCTCGCCGCTTTCCTTGTCCTTCCAGCTTTCCGACGTCGCCATACGGAACGATGCGACCGCGTCGCCCGATGCGCTGCGCCTGATCTCCGGGTCGGCGCCGAGATTGCCGACGAGAATGACCTTGTTGACCGAACCGGCCATTACGAATTCCTTTCTTCATGGGAACGGGCGCCGCTGAGCGCGGATGAACATCACCAGCGCAATTGCATGATGACGAACGAACGGTCGTCGGCCTGCGGCAGGAGACGGACCGCCGTCGCGTCGTTTTCGGCCGGCGCCAGCGTCAGCCGGCCGCCGCCAGCAACGGCGACCGCGTCCTTCAACAGCCGCGCGTTGAGCGCGAAGGGATCGCCGTCGCCCTCGATCTCGGCGGGCACGCGGATGTCGGCGTCGCCGTTGTCGCCCCTGATCTCGATCAGGACCGCGTCGCCTTCGGCGGTGATGCGGATCGGCCGGTTGGCCATCGGTTTCCCCTTGGCGTCGGTGCGCGGAATGACGGCGAGGCTGGCCAGCGCCTGGTCGAGATGCGCCGCATCGATGCCGACACGGAAGGCGCCAGGCGCGACCATGAGCCGCGCATAGTCGGGATAGGTGCCGTCGACGAGCTTGGAGGCGAGGCGGATCCTCGCGCCCTCGACGACGATGCGGGAATCGGTCCCTGCGACGGAAAGCTCGCTCTCGTCGCCGGCGAAGATCTTGAGGATCTCGCCGATGGCGCCGTCCGGGACGATGATGCCGGGCAGGCCGGAGGCGCGCTCCGGCATCCGCTTCGCGCCGTCGGGCAGGTCGCGGCTGGCGACGTGCATGCGGTGGCCGTCGGTGGCCGTAGCATGGAACTCGCCGCCGCGGACGTTGAGGAAGACACCGCACAGATAGGGCCGCGTCGCCTCCGCCGCCATCGCCTTCTGGGCGGTCGCCAGCATGGTGCAGAACTCGTGGCCGCGTATGGCGAATGACCAAGCCGGCGGGCGTTCGTCGAAGAGCGGGAAGGTTTCCGCCGGCAGGATCGAGATCGTCATGCGGGCGCGTCCGTGGCGGGCGGTGAGCGATCGCATGTCGGCGGCGAACTCGATCTTGCCCTCGGTGTCGCCGGCGCCGGCGCGGACGGCGAAGAAGTCGAGCACCGCCGACGGGATCGCGGCGCGGACGGCGCCTTCGGCGCGACAGTCGACGACGGCGCGGATCTCCAGGTCGAGGTTCGACATGGTCATGGCCATGGCGCCATCGGTGATGTCGACGAGAGCGCAGTCGAGAATGTCGATCCTCGACGATGCGTCGCGGGCGTTGCGGATCGCCCTGGCGGCTTCGGTGAAGGCGGCGACGGTGAATGCGACGTTCATGACCGGGCGATCCTCTCGTTCTTCTGCGGAAACAGGCGGGCGATCGTTTCGCGGTGGCGGATCTCGATCGTCTCGGCGTCGGGCGCGATACCCGCGTGCGGCAGTCGCCGTGCGGAAAGCATGCGCTGCCGCGATGGGAGGTCGGGCAGGTCGGCGAAATGCTCACGCAAGAGCGCGTAGGCTTCGGCCGTCTCGTCTGAGGCGATCAGATCGGCGAGGCGATCGACGTCGTCGACAAACGCCATGGTCAGGTCCTCGCCGCATCGGGACAGAACCGGCCGATCCGGTCGCGCCATTCCTCGACGGCCCTGGCCACGGGCCACGCCTTCAGTGCGCCGCGCGTGACGATGGGCCGTGCCGCGTCGACGTCGGCGCCCCAGCTCATCGGCGACGGCGCCAGCAGCTGGCGCCGTTCGGTGGCGAGAAGGCGCAGGTCGTAGTCGGCGACCAGGGCGCGGTAGGTGCGGCCGGGCGGCGCCATGCCGGCGGCCTTCCATATCGCTCGGTCAAGGCGTTCCTTGGCCGTGGCGATGAGCACCGGCACCAGCCGCCCGGCATTCTCGCCGGCCAGTTCGGCGGCAAGGACGGCGAGCCATCGCGCCACCGGCGTCGTCATGTCGCCGAAGACGTATTCGTGCGCGTCGTGCAGGAGAACGTAGGCGGCAAGGTTGGCGTCGCCGTGCTCGGCGAATGCCGCGTCGGCGCCGGTGACGCAGTGCTGCGCCACCGAATAGGGATTGCCGATCATGTGGCCGCCGAAGCGGCAGATGCGCGCCAGCGATTCGGCGACGTCGCCGAACAGGTCGACATGGCTGGCATCGAAGCCGGTCAGCGGGAAGATGCGGCCGTGGGCGGTCTGCTTCCATATTGCCGGCAGTCGGTCGTCGGTCGTCGGCAGTCGATTGAAGCCGAAAACGTCAGCCATGGCTCCTCTCCGTCTTCTGGCTGGCGGCGAGGCCGTAGGTGATGCGGTTGCGCTCGCGATCGAGGAGCGGAAACAGCCGCAGGAAGCGGTCGAGAAGGACGAGACAGCGTTCGCCCTGGCTCGCCCACGGATCGATCTTCCATGCGGCGCGCGCGCGGCAGAACGCGTCCCATGCGCCGGTTCGTTCAGCCGTCGGCGCGGCGCCGGCGGTCAGCGGCATGCGGTGCGCTGCCGCGGCGATCGCCTTGTAGAGAAAGTCGGGGACCCGGTCGCCATGCGGCGTCACCTGGCGGACGAATCCGGCTGCGGCGAGCGCCAGCGCCACGGCCTCGTGTTCGACGATCTCGTCGGAGGAAAAGCCGGCGGCGACGAGATCGCCCCATGTGGCATGGCCGAATGCGCCGGCGGCCTCGCGCATCTTCGTGGCCATCTCGACGGCGCGGGGGTGCGGATCGTCGCCGTGGACGTCGACGGACAGAAGCGGCGACGAACGGGTCGGGGAGCGGACGTCAGCGTGCATCGCAGGCCTCCCGCTGTTCCGCTGCTGCTGCGGCGAGTTCAGCGTCGGACATCACGTCCCGCCAGTCGGCCGGGGCGACCCTGTCGTAGCCCAGTCCTTCGAGTTCGGAGATCAGCTCCTGCCGCGCGGTCAGCGGCTCGCATGGGGCGCCCATCAGATCGCTCCCAGGACGAGAGCGAGGCAGAAGACGAAGGCCACCATCACGACCGCCGAAGCGATCATGCGCGAGGCCGAACAGGGCTCACGGTAGCCGCGCGAGCGGGCATGGCGCCCGCCTTCGAATGTTCCGAGATGATGCACGGGAGACCTCCACTCGCTTGGTTGCGGCGGAGAATGTGCGTTATGCACACAAGGCTGTCAATCGAAAAGTGGAATATGCACATTTGATGCATGGCGTGGTGTGCGATACGTCGGGACTTCTATGCTTTTCCTAATATGCGGGATAGGGTCCCGCCGATGAGGGGAGGTGGTGAGGTGAGAAACCCGTTAGTTGCGCTAGTCTTTGCAGTGGCCTCCTCGCCGGCATTGTCTGAAAGGTTCGTGGCGGGCTCGTCTTTGCCTTTTTCGTACGAGATTCTCGCCGTGGATGACGTGCTGAGAGACGGTGAAGCGTGGACGGTTGCGACGATCCGCATCAAGAACGGCGCGCACTATGTGCGCTCGATAACGTTTTCGTGCGAGGCCGAAAACGCAGATGGCTACACGTGGGATGTGCGCGGAGATGTCGCCGGCGTACTGGCTGGCGTTGCCCGCGAGTTTAAACTCGTCGCATATGCCGGCGACCCAGCCTACTGGTCTGGAGCGGTCAAGATGCGGTGCAACGTAGCGGCCTTCGATGCCAGTCTGTAGTTCGATTGAAAAACATCATGCGCGCAGGCGAAGATGTCCCTGGATACCTCCTTGGCGGTTCACGCGCCTCACCGCCGCTGCGGGGAGGACCGCGAAGATTTCTCCGATCCAAACCAGCCGCACTTCCTCGATCATCTCGGCGTTCCAAGAGGCGAGGTTCACCGTGCCAGCGCTGGCGCCGCGGGTGATGGTCTTGATGAATCGGCGGCCGTCTTCGGTGCGGACTGCCGCGACGTGTCCGAAGAATGATTCGATCGGCTTGCGCTGTTCCCTGTAGACGATGATGATGTCGCCGGGGTCGTATTTCGGCAGCATCGATGTTCCGTCTACCCTGAAAGCGATCATGTCATCCGGCATGGGAAAAGGCAGATCGACCGAGTCCAGCCCTTCCGGCGGAACCTGTTCGAAATCGGGCTCGATTTGCGAGCCAGCGCCTACGTTCCCCATGACGGGGATCTCACTGGGGCGCGCGAGACCGCCCTCTCCAGTGAGCAGCCACGCCTCGCTGACACGAAACGCTTTCGCGTATTGGCCGGCTTTGCGGGCTATACCACGCAGGCCGTTCTCGTGCTGCGCGTAAGAATCATATGACCATCCGAAGTATTTCGCCGCATGCTTGGCCGTTCTAAAGCCGCGGGCTTCTCGCGCCTGTTGCAGACGGATCGCTGGTTCGGGACGATCATCAAAATCCATTCCGTGCAGAAAGCACGGCAGCGATGTGCGTTTCGACTTGACAAGATAATGTGCGTTATGCACGTTTAAACCCCATGTCGACCGAATTGAAATTTGATGTGACTGCGATCCGTGATGCGCTTGGCTGGAGCCAACAGCGTCTCGCCGAAGCGTGCGGCGTCGATCGGTCCACAATTTCCCGGTGGGAGAGTGAGCCTCCGACAAAGGGTCCGGCATTTATTCTGCTGCGGCAGATCCATGAACAAGTCGCTGCCGGCTGGCCGGATGGTGTTGACCGGCCCGCCGTCGCCGACCGCAGCCTGCCGGAAGGAGAGCCGCAGCGGGCCGCCACACTTCACCCGAACGACGTTGACCGCGTCGGTCCTGCCGGCCCGGACGCCGACCCCCGCGGCGCCGGGCCGGCCTTTTCGCGGGAGGCGGCGGAATGAAAAGCAGGCCGGCATGCGGACCTCCGTGAACTGATCTGACCGCCACACACTGAACGATCGACCATCGTTTCGCACGGAAACAATTCGCCGAATTGTTTCCTTGACATGAACCCTTTTGCTCGACGGACGCATGAAGATGGACGCCAGGCTGCCACGAATGACCGGCGAGGACGAGCGCAACGAGCTGAAGTCGGCGACGCGGCAGGCGCTGGCCATCGCGCGGCCGACCCGCTTCGCCGCCGTCACCCGCGTCGACACCCCGGCGCTGTCGAAATACGGCGATCCGTTCACGACGAACGCCTTCATGCCGATCGACGTCGTCGCCGACCTGGAGCGCGACATCGGCGCGCCGCTGATCACCGAGGCGCTGGCCGCGCTCCAGGGTTATCGGCTGGTGCCGATCGGCGACGGTGACGCGGGCGGTCGCCTCGGCGTCGACGACCTGGCGGCGCTGTCCAAGGAAGGCGGCGACGTCATGCAGACGATTGCCACGGCGATGGCCGACGGCCGGATCGACGGCAACGAACGGCGCGCCATCGCCGCCGAGATCGCCGAGAACATCACCGTGCTGCGCCGCATCGGCCGCAAGGTCACGGCGGGGTAGCGCGATGACCATCCCGGCGGAAACGGTGAAGACGGCCCGCGATCGCGGCATCGCCGGTGTAGCGGTCGCGCTCGGCGCGTCGCGCCGGATACTCGACGGCCGCGAGCGCGGCGTGCCGTGTCCGGGATGCGGCGGCGACGACCGCTTCGCCATCGATCCGGGCAAGAACGTCTTCCTGTGCCGCAAGAGCGGCGCCGCCGGCGATCCGATCGCCCTGGTGCGCCACGTGCACGGCGTCTCCTTCGCCGAGGCCGTCGCCATGCTCGCCGGCGATGCGACGATGCCGGAGCGGCGGGCGCCGCAGCGCCGCGGCGACGACCGCTACCGCCAGCGCGCCCGCGAGCGCGCGCACAACATCTGGACGGAGAGCCGCCCGATCGAGGCGACGCGCGGCGGCCGCCTCGTAGCCGGCTATCTCGACTTGCGCGCCATCCCGTTTCCGTCGTGGCGGGTGAAGACGCTGCGCGAGACGGAAGACCTCGCCTACTGGCACTGGTCGAAGGGCCGGCAGGAGTTCGTGCGCGTTCATTCCGGTCCGGCCATGCTCGCCGCCATCACCGGGCCGGACGGCCGCTTCATCGGCGTGCACCGGACATGGCTCGACCTGGCGCGGCCGGGCGGCAAGGCCGAGATCTTCGATCCCGACACGGGCGAGCTGCTGGCGGCGAAGAAGGTCGAAGGCAGCCAGCGCGGCGGCCGCATCGTGCTGCGCGAGGCGACCGGCGGCGCCCTTGCCATCGGCGAGGGGATCGAGACCGTGCTGTCGTGGGCGGTGATCAATCCCGGCCACGCCGGCGGCCTGTGGTGCGGCATCAATATCGACAACATTGCCGGCCGCGCCGCCGACCGGGTCGATCACCCGTCGCTCACCGTCACCGACAGTCTCGGACGAAAGCGCCGCGCCCGCGTCGCCGGACCGACGCCCGATCCCGATGATCGCGAGTGCCTGCAGGTGACACCGGCCGACGCCGAAAGGGTCATGCTGCTCGGCGACGGCGACAGCGACCGCTTCACGACGCAGGCGGCGATGGCCCGCGCCGAGCGCCGGCTCGCCGCTTTCGCCGCGGAGACGGACTGGTCGCCCGACGGCGCGGACTGGAACGACGTGCTGCGCGGCCGCCGCCGGGAGGCCGCAGCGTGAACGATACACTGCATATCTTCCGCTTCACCGTGCGCTGCGATCGCGAGACGAACGCCGCGATCGAGAGGGCGGCGAAGGCCGCCGGGCTGTCGCCGACGGGTTTCGTGCAACGCCATTTCGACGGCATAGCCGCCATGATCGATGCGGCGACGAAACCGGCGCCGGCGGTCATGCGGCAGGACATCGAGCGGGCGCATGACCTAGGTCTGAGTGTCGGCGAGATGCGCGTGCTCGACCAGATCATCGAACGCACCGATGGCGACGAGCATGCCGAAATCGGCGTCGGCTCGGTCGCCCGCGCGGTCGGCATGAGCGACGGCAGCGTGCGCAACATCCTGTCGAAACTGTCGCGGCTCGGCCTGATCATCCGCATCGGGCGGACAGGATTTCGCGGAACGACGGTCTATCGCGTGACGGCGGAGGCGAGGGCGCAATGACGCTGCAATCCTATCACGAATTCCTCGCCAGCAAGCGCGTCGCCGACCCGGCGACCGGCATGGATGCCGTTCCGGCGCTGCCGGACTTCCTCTTCCCACACCAGCGCGACATCGTGCGCTGGGCCCTGCGCCGCGGCAGGGCGGCGATCTTCGCCGGCACGGGCCTCGGCAAGACCCTGATGGAACTGGTCTGGTCGCGCGAGGTGGCGCGCTTCACCGGGCGGCCGGTGCTGCTGCTGGCGCCGCTCGCCGTCGGCCCGCAGCACGAACGCGAGGCGCAGGCCTTCGCCGTCGAGGCGCGCGTCGTCCAGCCGGGCGGTTCGGCCGTCGAGACCACGATCACCAACTACCAGAAGCTCGACCATGTCGACCTGTCGGCCTTCGGCGGCATCGCGCTCGACGAAAGCTCGATCCTGAAAAGCCATGACGGCCACTACCGCACAAGGCTGATCCGCTCGGCGGCGCAGATCCCGTTCCGCCTGGCGGCGACGGCGACGCCCGCGCCGAACGACTTCATGGAACTCGGCAACCATGCCGAGTTCCTCGGCGTGATGAGCTACACGGACATGCTGTCGACCTTCTTCGTCCACGATTCGGCGGAGACGAAGACCTGGCGGCTGAAAGGCCATGCCGAGGACGATTTCTGGCGTTGGATGGCGTCATGGGCGGTGATGCTGCGCAAGCCGTCCGACCTCGGTTATCCGGACGACGGCTACGACCTGCCGCCACTGGTCAAGCGACTGCACGTCGTCGAGACGGCAAGCCGGCAGGAGGCGAGCGGCCAGTTCTCCATGCTGCCAGTGCTCGCCGAGACGATGGCCGAGCGGCAGCATGCGCGGCGCTCGTCGCTCGGCGAGCGCGTGCGCCGCGCCGTCGAGCTGACGCCGGCCGACGAGTGCTTCGTCTGGTGGGGGAACCTCAATGCTGAGACGGAAGGCGTCGCCGCGGCCGTTCCCGGCGCCGTCGAGGTTCGCGGATCCGACAGCGACGACGACAAGGAGCGGAAGCTCCGGGATTTCAGCGACGGCAGGATCCGCGTGCTGGTGACCAAGTCGTCGATCTGCGGATTCGGGATGAACTGGCAGCATTGCCACCGGACCGGCTTCATCGGGCTCAACGACAGTTTCGAGCAGGTCTACCAGGCGATCCGCCGCTTCTGGCGCTTCGGACAGAAGCGCGAAGTGATCGCGGACTTCATCGCCGCCGACAGCGAGGGCAACGTCGTCGCCAACCAGGAGCGCAAGGAGCGCGACGCCGATCGCATGGCCGAGGCCATGGTGCGGCACATGGCCGACCTCAATGCGGCAAACGTGCGCGGCCTCGTCCGCGACCGTCCCGACTACAACCCGACGCAGCACGTCGTGCTGCCGGCATGGGAGGAATTCGATGTCTAGGGCTTCACGTCGCGCGCTTCCCGCCATCGCCGCCGTCGACCAGGTGGTCACCGACCGCTACGCCATCTACCAGGGCGACAGCTGCGAGCTGATCCGGGCGGTTCCCGACGGCTCGATCCACTACGGGCTGCACTCGCCGCCCTTCGAGGGCCTGTACCGGTTCAGCAGTTTCGATCGTGACATATCGAACAATGATGGCGCGTCGTTCTGGGCGCACTACCGGTTCCTGATCGAGGAGCTCCTGCGCGTCACCATGCCGGGACGGCTGCATTCGGTGCACGTCATGCAGCTGCCGACGTCGAAGATCCGCGACGGGCATATCGGCATGCGCGACTTCCGCGGCGAGGTCATCCGCGCATGGGAGGATGCTGGCTGGCTGCTGCACTCGGAAACATGCATCTGGAAGGATCCGGTGGTGGCGCAGCAGCGCACCAAGAGCATCCGGCTGCTGCACAAGCAGGTCGTGAAGGACAGCACGATGAGCGGGCAGGGGCTCGCCGACTACGTCGTCAGCTTCCGCAAGCCGGGCGACAATCCGGAACCGGTCGCCGGATGCCTGAAGCGCTATGTCGGCGACGGCGAGGGGCCTGACCCGGCGAAGTACACGACCGACCGCGACGGGCGCAACTGGTACTCGATCGAGGTGTGGCAGCGCTACGCCTCGCCGGTGTGGTCGGATATCCGCCAGTCGCGCGTTCTCCAGTACCAGTCGGCCAAGGATGAACGCGACGAGAAACACATCTCGCCGCTGCAACTCGACGTCATCGAGCGCTGCGTCGACCTGTGGAGCAACCCCGGCGACATCGTCATCACACCGTTCCTCGGCATCGGCTCGGAAGTGTGGGGCGCGATCCATGCCGGCCGGCGCGGCATCGGCTTCGAACTGAAGCCGAGCTATTTCCGCCAGGCGGTGCGCAATCTGAAACGCGAGGCCGACGCCACGCCGGAGACGGCGCCGATGGTCGATGCGCTGGAGGGCGTGGCGTGACCGCCACCGCTCCCGCACCCTCCCTGCGTTCGCTTGTCCGGACGGCCGATGTCGCCCGCTTCGGCGCCCGCGCAATCGCCATCCGTGACGCGGAGCTGTTCACTTCCGGGGTTTCGATCGAAGACCTGACCGGCCGGCGGCAGGCGAGGCCGATCCTGACGGCGCGGCAGGGCATCGCCTATCGCGCGTGGACGGAATGCCCATGGCTGTCGCTCTCGGCGGTCGCCTCGCTGATCGGCCGCAGCGACCATTCGGCGGCGGTCTACGCCATTCTCGCCGGCGCGCGCGCCCGCGGCATCGCGGCGGCGCGCGTCTCCGACCTGCGCGACGGAGACCGGGGCAGGAGCACGGTCGACTGGACGAAGCTCGCCTATCATGCCGCGGGCTGGCGCTCGAAAACGGGGATCGATGTCGACGCGGCCGCGCGGCGGGCGGGTATCGCGCGGACCGAATGGCGCAAGATCGAACAGGGACGGTCGGTCTCGGCGACGACCCTGCTGCTCGCCTGCCGCGCCATCGGCGGCGACCCGTTCACCTATCTGGCAGAGCGCGAACGGTTGCCGGTTTCACGACAAACCGATGGGAAACAGGAGGCCCGCAATGCGTCCGCGCCCTGAGTTCTCGCCGGCGATGCTGCGCGGCTTCCTGTTTGCCCGGTCGATCGCCCGCGACGGTTTCGACGGGAGGCCGGTGCATGCCCGCGCCGACCTGGCCGACGAGCTGACGCGGCTTTCCGGGCTGCCCTATTCGGCGATACGCGACGCCTTCGCCGGGCGCCTGCGCGACGCGGCGCAGCGGGCGCGCCTTTGGGCCGTGCTCGGCCATCATCCATGCGACCACGGCATCGTGCTCGACGACGAGGGCGGGCAATCGTGACCGGCGGACCCGACAGGCCGGCCGGTCCGGCAGGTGAGATCGCAGGCGATCAGGCGGGGGAGGCGGCGCTCCGGCTGATCGAGGCCTGCGCCGCGGAGGCCGAGACCGACATCGGCAACGGCAGGCGCATGCGCCGCCGCTGCGGCGACCTCGCCGTCGAGCACCACGGTGCCACCTCGCACATCGCCATCTCGGTCGCCAACATCGGCTGGCACGTCTTCGACGGCATGCGATGGAAGGAGGACGAGGACGACGCCCGCATCCGCCGGCTGGCGCATGAGGCGGCCGTCGCCGTCCGCGACGAGATCGTCGCGCTCGGCGCCCGGCCGAAGGAACGCGAGAAGATCGAGGCCGGCGAGGTCGCGAGGGCGGCCTTCGAGCGCATGAGCCAGCCGGACGGCGGATGGACGCCCGAGCAGAAGGCCGAGCGCGCGGCGCTTTCGGCGACGGTCGCCGAGGCGGCACGGGTGCGCGAGACCATCGCCGACCGCAAGAAGAGCCGGGCGCGCCACGCCAAGTCGACGGCGGGATCGTCGAAGCTCTCCAACATGATGACGGAGATGAAGCCCTACGTGCTGCGCACGGTGCAGGAGCTGAACACGCTGCGCTGGTCGGTGAACTGCATGAGCGGCACGATCGACTTCGTCCAGGAGGAGGACGAGGAGAGCGACCCGGACGATCCGCGCTTTCGCTGGTGCGCCGCGATCCGCCCGCACCGGCAGGACGACATGATCACCAAGCTGGCGCCCGTGACATGGGTGGAAGGCGGCGCGGCCGGGGCGCCGGAGTTCCGCCGCTTCCTGCACAAGGTGCAACCCGATCCGGAGATCCGCGCCTTCCTGAAGCGCTTCTTCGGTTACTGCCTGACCGGGCTGACCATCGAGCAGGCGATGATGTTCTTCCACGGTGCCGGGCGCAACGGCAAGTCGACCTTCATGGACCTGATCTGCCACGTGCTCGACGACTATGCGGTGACGCTGTCGATCGACAGCTTCTCGGGCGAGCAGAAGCGCGGCGGCGGCGAGGCGACGCCGGACCTGGCCCGCCTACCCGGCGCCCGGCTGGTCGCGGCATCGGAACCCGAGGCCGGGGTGAAGCTGAAGGACGCGCTGATCAAGCTGCTCACCGGCGGCGAGAAGATCCCCGTGCGCCGCCTGCACAAGGATTTCTTCGAGGTCGATCCGCAGTTCAAGATCGTTCTGTCGGGCAACCACAAGCCGCGCATCGACGACGACAGCGACGGCATCTGGCGGCGCGTGCTCCTGGTGCCGTGGGACGTGCAGATCCCGAAGGACCAGGTCGACCGCATGCTGCCGTCGAAGCTGCGCCGCGAAGCCGACGCGGTGTTCGCCTGGATGGTCGATGGCGCCATCGAATATCTGAACGAGGGCCTGTCGGTCCCCGAGGCGGTGAAGGCCGCCAGCCAGGAATATCGCGAGGAGAGCGACCCGATCGGCACATTCATCCGCGTCGCCTGCGTGGTGACGGGCGAGCCGGAGTCGACCGAGAAACCGCTCGACCTGTTCATGGCCTACGAACGCTTCGCCGACGCCGAGGGGGTGTTCAAGTTCAACCGCTCGACTTTCGAGAAGCGCTTCGCCAAGGCCTCCGGGCGCAGCTGGGAAGACGGCGCCGGCGGCATGCGCCAGTTCCAGAAGGCCAAGAGCCACGGCGCTACCGTCTATCGCGGCATCCGCATCCGCGCCGAATGGATGCGCCAGGGAGGCGAGGGGTGATGATCCGGAATCAGGTGGCAGTCCCGATGCGCGTCCTCGTCGCCTGCGAGTTTTCCGGGACCGTGCGGCGGGCGTTCGCGGCACTCGGCCATGACGCATGGTCCTGCGACCTTCTGCCGGCAGAAGACGGCAGCAATCACCATATCGTCGGCGATGCGCGCGAGATCCTCAATGACGGATGGGACCTGCTGATCGTCGCGCATCCGCCGTGCACGCGGCTGTGCAACAGCGGCGTTCGATGGCTGTCGGTGCCGCCGCCCGGGCGCACGCGCGATGATGTCTGGCGCGAACTCGAAGACGGCGCCGCCCTGTTTTCGGACTTCTGGAATGCGCCGATCGAACGGATCGCCGTCGAGAACCCGGTCATGCATCGCCATGCCAAGGCGCTGATCCGCAACTACCGGCCTCCGGCGCAATCGGTGCAGCCGTGGCAGTTCGGCCATCCGGAGAGCAAGCGGACGTGCCTGTGGCTGAAGAACCTGCCGCCGCTCGCGCCGACGAAGATCGTCGACGGGCGGGAACAGCGCGTCTTCCGCATGCCGCCGTCGCCAGACCGGTGGAAGGAGCGGTCACGCTTTTTCGACGGCATCGCGGCGGCGATGGCGGTGCAGTGGACGGCTCATGCCTGACGGAAAGATCTTCACGACAACCACGGGGACACAGCATGAACGCGATCGCGACATTCGACTTCGAGGACGTGCCCGTGCGCACGGTCGAGATCGACGGGGAGCCGTGGTTCATCGGCAAGGACGTTTGCCGGTGTCTTGGCATCGCCAATCACAACGACGCGCTGGCCCGGCTGGCGGACGACGAGCGGAGGAACGGGGTCGGTACTACCGACCCCGTTCGCGACGACAAGCTCGCCGTCGCGGTCAATGAGCCTGGCGTCTACCGGCTGATCTTCTCGTCGACCAAGCCGGAGGCCGAGCGCTTCCGCCGATGGGTGTTCCACGAGGTGCTGCCGTCGATCCGCCGGACCGGGCGCTACGCGACCGACTGGGACTGGGAAGAGATCAGCGAGAAGCTGAAGCTGGTGAAGGAGGCGCGGCTGGCGCACGGGCGCAAGGCGGCGCGCGAGATGTGGGCGCGGCTCGGCCTGCCAGCGGTGGAGGAGGACGGCGACGGCGGACAGCGGCAGGCGCCTGATCTCGTCGGCTATCTCAATGATTTCCTTGAGGAATGCACGGAAGAGGACAGCGCGGCGCAGATCAGCGCCGGTGAACTCTACCGGCTCTATTCGCGATGGGCGACGCAGAACAAGGCGCCGCACTTCACCATGGTGATGTTCGGCCGGCAGATGAGCGCCACCGGCATCCGGCGACGAAAGACCGGCGGGCATATCCTGTTCATCGGGCGACGGGTCAGGTTCGATGTGCGCAAGGAACTCGATCTGACATGAGCGGTCCGCCCTTTTCCCCTTGTCACGGCGTTGCGCAGCGAGGGAAGATGCCGCGCGCACCGATGCCCGCCGCCGCCGAGATCGGTCGGCTGGCGGGGGACGGTGGGGACGATGCCGACATGGCGCGGCAGGATCATCCCCGCGAAAGGGTGTTGGAAATCAAAGACTTCGGACGGTGGGGACGGTGGGGACGATAATTCTCGCGTCACGTGATGAGACGTGCCGTGAAGGGAAAGGGAAGAAGGACATGGCTTCTCATATGCGTTATACGCCGATTACCTTCCCTACCGTCCCCATCGTCCCCGTCTTTCCTGTTTCGTTCGATTTATCAATGACTTGGCTTTCGGAAGAATGGGGAAGGAAATGAAAAACGGGGAAGGAAACGCGATTTTGGGGACGATGTCGTCCGCGAGCGGCCGCCACGACGGCGCGACCAGCTGCGGATTGCGACGCAATGGCGCAGGAAAACGCGTCGGGCCGGTCGAGGCAGCGATCGCATGGGCGTTCTGCGAAGAACTGCCGAAGGTTCCGCGCGCCGACGGGCCGCTACCGATGGCCGGGGGGTGGGACAGGACCGGCCGCTACGCCGAGCTTCTGTCGCTGGTCGACCTCTACGGCGTCAACCGCTACGGCGTCGTGCCCGACTTCGCCGCCGACCGCTGGCCGTCGCCCGACGCGATCGCCATCGCCGACGCCGTGGCCGGGCTCGACGAGGCCGAACTGGAGCTGCCCGAGGACTGGCGCCCGGCGCCGGAACTCGACGGCTTCGGCGGGCTTGGCGCCATGGCCGTCAGCGCGGCCTGGCGGCGCATGACCAGGACCGATGGCGGACGGCAGGTGCTGCGGATCAGGCCGTCGCACCTGGTGATCCGTGCCGCCGTGCTTGGCCCGCGGCTCGATGCGATGGAGCTTTGCGGCGTTGCCGAGCGCTTCGAGGCGCACGGGAACGGCGAGGCGAAATGGTTCGTCGAAAGGACCGTCGACGTCGTCGTCGGCGCATGGCCGGACGGCAGCGACCGCACCGAGGCGAGGACGGTCGAGCAGAACGGATGGAACTCGCGCCAGCGCCGGCCGATGCCGGACGCCTATCGGAAGACCTATCTCGATCCCGATCCGGTGCCGACGATCATCGCTCGCGCCGAGCACGAGATCTGGCTGTCGGCGCTGGAGATGGTGCACGCCGACCTGACCGGGAAGCTGGAGACGGTCGAGCTGCTTCCCAGCACGGTTCCGCCGGCGCCATGGATCGATCGGCCCGCCACGGCGCGCATTCTGCCCGATCTCGTCATCGAGCGTCATCTGAAGGAAGAGGCAAATGCCGCGCGGCGGGATGCGTTCCGTGCCCGTTTTCCGCGCTGGTTCGCCAATCTGAGGCGTTTGGCCGACGAGGGCGAGCCCGCCGTTGACATGCGACCATGATTTGGCGCATCACTTGTCACGGATAAAAAGCCCATACGGAACCCGCTTCGGCAACGAGGCGGGTTTCGCCGTTTCTCGGGGGTGATGGCGTGATCATCGCAAATGCCGAGGAATACCTCGCCCTGTCGCGGGCGATCCGCAAGCTGCCCGGCGAGATCAGGGCCAAGGCCTTCGCCAGGGCGGGGCGCCGCGTCGTCGAGATGGCGCGCACGCGCTACGTCAAGCGCGCCGCGCCGCGGCTCGACCTGCCGCAGTCGGTCATCCGCGAGAAGACGACGGCGCGGTTCAATGCTGGTGGCAACACCGCCGACGTGGTCATAAGGTCGGACTGGATACCGCTCTTCAAACTCGGCGCGACGCAGACGTCGAAGGGCGTGCGGGTCAGGCTGCGCGGCTCCTACCGGCACGCCTTCATCGCAAAGATGAAATCGGGGCACGTCGGCGTGATGATGCGGACCGGGCCGGACAGGCTGCCGATCCGCGAACTGTTCGGCCCGAACCCTGCGCACGACGTGACCAACAACGATCAGGTCTACCTCGCCGTGCTCGCCGAGGTGATGGACGAGGCGATGGCGCCGCGCGTGCTTCACGAGATCGGCAATCTCCTGCCGCGGTGACCCCGCGGTCGCGACCTCGACCGCGGGGCAGGCCGACGGGTCCTTCCCCGCCCCCCCTCCCCAACGGGCCGGGGCGAGCCCGGGG